GAAAGTACCAGTTGGAAGGAAGAGCCCACGACATATGATTATGTACGGGCCCCCAAAGATTGGTAAGACTACTGCACTTGCTAAGCTTGATGGGTGTTTAATCATAGACCTGGAACAAGGATCTGACATGGTTGAAGCACTCAAGATCAAGGTTAACAATCTTGCAGAGTTAGGACAAGTAGGGAAGGCTATTATGCAAGCCAAGAAGCCCTACAAATACATAGCTATCGACACTCTCACACAGCTAGAAGTTTGGTGTGAGTCAGAGGCTAAGGAATTGTACAGACAAACCCCGATGGGTAAGAACTTCGATCCTGATAACAAAGGATTGTCAGTTCTATCTCTTCCTCAGGGTGCAGGCTATCTGTACTTGAGAATGGCTATTAAGAAATGGATGGACAGATTGGAGATGCTCTCTGATCATATCATCTATATTGGCCACCTCAAGGATAAGATGCTTGAGAAGAAAGGTAAGGAGGTATCTGCTAAAGATCTCGACTTGACTGGTAAGATTAGAAACATTGCTTGCTCTAACTCGGATGCCATAGGCTACGTTTATAGAGATGGAAACAAGACAATGATTTCATTCGATTCTAGTGAAGAGATCACAGCAGGTTCTCGTTGTGAACATTTAAAGGGTCAAGTTATGGAACTTGATTGGAGTAAAATTTATATTGACTAAACACATTAAATCAAATGGCAATTGAAGCTACCGTTGCACAAGATGTTGCAACACAACCAACCACAGTAATTACTGTATCATCAGTTCTTGGGGATTTGAATAATGGCCTAGACAGAGCCGCTATTGCTAAGAAGTATAACTTATCAGCAGCAGAAGTTGCAGAGGTATTCAAGCACCCAAAGCTCAAAGGTCTACGTGCTCGTCGTAAGATTACACGTATCTCTATTGTAGACGATACTGTTGATACTGTAGGTAAACAGTTTGCTGACTCTGCTGATCAAGTAATCACAATGGCAAATTCTAATCCAGTAACAATCCCAACCATTCAACCAGTTACAGAAAGTAACCAGTTGGAGGTGGTTACAAATCCTAACCAACTCGACCTGCTCGACTTGATTGTTGATGCAGAGGCAGAAATGTGAAGGGAAAGGGACATAGTTTATAAAATGTATTACCGTTAAAAATTATTAAAAATGGCTATTCAATCGAATAATTCAGAAGAAGTTGTAGCAGGTGGTGGTATAACCCTATATACAGGTATTGCCCCAGTATCAGTAGTTGCAGTTAATCCTAGCTTAGATGAGCTATCAGATCTAGGTATTAATCTTAGAAACGAACCAGAGTATAAGGTGACTCTTAACGAGGAGGACTATAATAAGCTAGTATTCTGGCTTAAGTCTGACGTTCCTGGTTTGTCTTTTACTACAAGGTTTGAGATCCTTATGCAGTCTAAGCACCGTGCATCGAAGGATGGAAGCAAGTTCATGTGGGCTAACAACATTGGTCAGACTACATGGAGTGCAGACGTTCCATCGTATGACTGGTGGAAAGGGAAAGATAAAACCCGTAAAGCTTTTGTTGGGGAGGATACTTTGATTAACTTTACAAAAGCATGGGCTAACGTAGCCAATGGGGGAGAGGTATCATTTGATACTATTGACCAGATTGTAAAGGGACAAGTTAAAGAACTGCAAGAGTACGTTAAGGTATTGACAGACAATAAATTAAGAGTTCTTGTAGGTGTTAAAGACGGGAAGTACCAGACAGTTTATAATCGTCATTTCGGGAGGTTAAAGCCACTTAGAGATGATTTGTTTATCAAGGCTTTGAATGAGGACTATGGTTCTTTCAATGCTGAGTACAACAAAGATCTTAAACTTCAGGTTTATTCCCCAACTATGATTGAGGCAGATGCTCCTGCACAACCTGCAGCAGTAGATGATTGGGATGTATAATTTTGTTGTTTTGATGTTTTGATGTTGATGTTTTTAGTGTTAATTTGACTTGAGGGGGGCGTTATAGCCCCCTTTGAGTTTTATATTTGTCTATGATACAGGCTAGAAATAGTGAAGCATATTTAGATAAAGACTCTATCTTATGCAGGATATCAGAGTTTGACATCTTTAGGTATTATTGTCACAATTTTAAGAAAATTGGGGACAAGTTTTGCAGTGAACTTAGGAGAGACAAATCCCCAACATGCTCTATTATCCCTTACAATGGGAAACTATTTTATAAGGATTTTGGGAGTGGGGATGGGCATGACTGCTTTAGTTATGTACAGGCTAAATACAATCTTACATTCTCAGAGGTATTAAAAGTTATAGATTCTGACTTTAATTTAGGGTTACACTTTGGGGGGACTCTCAAACCTATAATGGCTATTACCTATGGGGATCAAGTACTTGTGGAACGTAAGCCTGTAGTTATCACTAAACGTAGCAGGGTATGGAGGGACGAAGACACTTTATTTTGGGGGAAATTTGGGATTTCAAAAGATCTTGTTAGTAAATTTGCTGTAGAGCCGATTGATTACTTTTGGATTAATGAGGTTCGGTATAGCTGCCACACTCTGGCTTATGCATATAATATCAACGGGAGATATAAGATCTACAGGCCGTTGGAAACAGAGGGTAAGTGGTTCAGCAATACTACTAAAAATGATATCCAGGGCTATGGCCAATTGAAAGACAGTGGAGACATTGTCTTTCTTGCTTCATCACTGAAGGATGTTATGACTTTAAATGCCATTGGGTATGAAGCCGTAGCTATGCAAAGTGAGATGCAGATGCCAGCCAAGAAGTTTATTGATCATCTCAAACAAAGATTTAATTTAGTGGTTGTGCTTTATGATAATGATTTCAGTTCTGATACAAATCCAGGCCAGACTATGGCTAATAAAATATGTAATGAGTATCAGTTAATCAACATTATTATCCCTGCACACTACAAATCAAAGGATATATCAGATCTTGTAAAAGATCATGGTATAGACTGTGCAAAAAGAATTATTAAAATACAACTCCCTGCAAATGACTGATCTTAAGTACTATACAGACCCTATCGTGAG